TAAACAACGCCAATTCGACTGATGGTTCACGCTCCAGTATCTTCGGAAAGATTTCAAGAAGAACATCAAGACCACGTTCTGGTCTCGCCGCATACACTAACCGATTGCGATGACGTTTTTCGTTATCTATTTCTGGAAATCTAAACAGATCGAGTCCGTTCCTGGTCTTCCACACAAACTTCTTAGGTAGACCATAAACCTTACAATACTGCTGTCTCATAAACTCACTCACAGCAAACACGCTGTCGGCATTCCACATCACTGCACGAAACGGATCAGCCTGTCGTCCTAGAGCTAGATCATGAACATGAAGAATATTCAACTTCGCACACGTCCGCACCTGCAACATGTCTGGTGTGCGTTCAAATATTGCAACGTCATGTGGTGTTGAAAGAACAAATGCACTCCATTGATCGATTGGATAGTAATACACCCCATCAAAAACCCCAGGCTTGTTACAATTGGAAAATATCTTTACCCGGTGGCCTATTTTCTGAAGCTCTCTCCCCAAACAAATTGCGGACGTCTCACTCCCTCCGAGACTTCCGGTTTCCAGCGAATCCCCATCGAAGGGCATCCCTGGAACGAGCATCGATATATCATATGTGTATTTCATTATCTCATCTACTCTCGTTTTGTATTGTGAGATTCATACAACAAACCCTTCCATCAAGACACGAAAAATCAAATGATGTGATGTCTGATGGCGCTCAATGAATTTATTTTTTGCCTTCTCTATTTCTTCAGGCTTCCCTAGAACATGCTCTTCAGTGACAGTCGCTCTACCCAGATGGTCACAGATCACCCGACGATTCCGATATGCCTGGAACCCAGCATTGTAGATCTTCATCACCAAATCACAGTCACCCCAATAAGCCGGAAAAGTTTCAGCATCAAATCTAAAATCTGGTCTGTTAGGAATTGCCATCAAAGGACACCATATCCCCTCACGAATCACTGGCATGGATATTTCTCGATGATCCGACGTTCCAAGACTTGCCATTCCACAGCTCTTAATGTCAAAACAATCCACAAGGGCTTCAAGCCATCCCGTCTTTACAAATACATCATTGGTCAAGACAACTATGATATTCCCCTCTGCCAGATCCATCCCCTTGTTTAGATCCGCATTCACAAATCCTTTATGAGGATTGCGATAGTATTTGTCACATCCATTGTCAAACTCGTTCCCTACTGCTTCGACAATGATGAGTTCGTATGGGATCTTGGTAGTCTCCCGAGCTATATTTATCACCGCCTTAGTCAAATGAACTTGCCAAGGCTCTTCCGTCAAACAGGGGACTACGACAGAAATTTGGTTGGACTTACGTTTAGGCATTAGATCCGTTCTTCCTGAAGTTATACGACTCACCAAACATTACTTTTTACAATTTTAAGACCCCTGCAAGAACCACTGAGGGGTTTTGAGACGAGGGTATAGGGTTTTAGTAGGTGTAAGCTAGTCCTCCTGTGTGGGCTTGTAAGGTTATCATGAGAAAGCTGACCAAGGGAGTTGATCAGCCTCTCATGACAAACGCAAAAGACCTGACATCCGTTTGAATAACACTGGACTCCAACCGTGCAAACGGAAACGGATTTACCGCGTTCTGAAACACTGCTGCTACAGAACCAACTCCTACATCCCAGGACCATTCAGCAGCCCCATCCTGATCAAACACACGGAGAAAGCCACCACTTGTCTGATCATAATTGGTCTGCATGAAAAGCTGACAACTTGTCAATGTCGGTGCGAGAATACCAACGTACCTCGCACCGGCAAGGACAATATCTTCTGAGACGATCGACTGACCGCTGTTGATCTGGACGTGTTGAACGGACCTAGCTGTCACAGGCATCACAGATCCTCCAAACTATCAATTCGTGTGCAGGATCTGCCACATGATATTCGTCTCTCTCACAACGGCGACTCCATCTGCCTGACCGAAGGTAAAATGGCTACCGTCGACGATCGACATAACATCAATTGGCGCAGCGAACCCACTACTCTGAGAAGTATTCGCTTCCATCCCATGAAGAATGATAGAATCTGAAGTCACCACCGACGACGACACAGTGACGGTGGTATCTCCTGAGTTCAACGTCGTCCGGCCAGCAAACTGATTGGACGCTGATTGAGCACGAGTCGTCTGAATGCCAGTGAACAACACACGCCTGAGAAGTTCAAGAGGATTACCAGCCATAGCAGAACTCCTTTCCTATAGCCTGACGCGTTTCGGTTGGGACGACTTACTCTTTTTCTTTCCTTCAGCGTACCGACGTCCCTTGAATTCCTCTCGTGTAGACTGGACCACCTTCCGCGCAAAGTCCGTCACGGTATCTGTGAAATCCTTGAGAGAACATCCGAGCGTTCTGGCTAGACCTTCCCAAGTATCACGAGGGAAGTCCCGAACTTCACCGGCTCCAAAACGAACAGAACCATCGTCCTTTAAGATATCTTCAGTGAACACTCGTTCCATGACTACACCTCGATCACAAAGTCGTTGCGATGAGATAGCCCAGATCAGTAGCAATCAGTTTTTCATCCTGATAGTGTTCAGCCTGGATATACTCAACGTTCTTGGTACCTGCCCCTGCCTCACGTCTTGTATGAGCAGCGAGAGGCGCAGGAAACCCAGGGGCTGGCCAGACAAATCGAAGACCAAGAGTCTGCGAACGCATCCCGGTCGAGGGACCGACAAACGCAATAAGGCAGTTGTTCCCCCAGATGTTCGTCATACTGGTAGTACCACCTTCAAGCGCGTTCTCTTGAACAGCCGAGCCGATCAGGAGCTTCTTCACCCTGAAGACCGACTTGATCTGATCTTCGTTCAGTTCACCACCACTGGTATACTTGAACATGTCCAGAAGATCCGGATGACGCCGAACGATCTGGAACGTGTCCTCGTCAATCATGGCGGTGTTTGCCACGAGGCCAGTCTGTTGCCGGATAAAGGCATGGGCCGTCGTCACGTCTCCGAGTGGATTGGAGTTGACAAAGTCGCTCCACAAACTGTTCCCAGACAACGTAGTCCCAGAACCAAGGTTGGTCGCGGAAGTGACGATGTCAGCAATCCGCTTTTCCTGAGCCCGACGAAGATTACCAACAACCAACCGAGTACTGTTCTCCCGAAGCTGAAACACTGTATCGGCGTTAGCCAGATCTTCCAGCGGGATTTCAGCAGCCAATGCGAAGTTGTCAGCAAAATATGCATCGGACGACACCTGGAACTCAACCCGACGAGCTTCTGCACCAGGAGCACGACGTGCATCAGGAATCCGTAAGAAATTCCCCTTGTCAATGATCGCATAGCGGTTCGACTGCTTATTGACCGGGACACTAGGGAATAAATCGTTACCGATAAGACCGTCAGTACCATCGTCGAAAGCAACCACGGCAACGTTGGAAAGCAACGTATCGTGGTGAACATCTGGTCCAGACGCACCAACCTGATATGTCCTATACGGTTCATTCATGTCATTTTTCCTCCGTAACCTAGGACACTTGCAGGGATGTCGGTAACTGCACCGACGGGATCCTCAACAGCATCCGGATCTTTTCACCATCCGTCGTGGCCGCTTCAAGACCCATCCCGACAGTGAAATCACCAGAGGTCGCATCGATCGCACGACCCGACCCGTTTGGGGCTAACATCGCCCCTGCTGTGCAGGTTCCACCTGCGACAACCTTCGTCTCACCCATAATACCAACAGCGGCATTCTGAGCCGAATTGGGTTTGTTCTGAAGGACACCAATCACGTCGACGTGACCGCCCCCGGGATTGGATGCTACATCTGAAAACCCAGCACTGGATTGACGAAGGATATGATGCTGAACCGTGCGCATATCCGAGTTCGCTTGCATGGTTCGAGCAGTGACTCTTCCAAACTCAGCCATAATGCATCGTCCTCCTTAATTTGCTTTGACAGAGCTGGCGTTGGTGAAAGTGGCGTATTGACGGCGAAGATCTGGATCCTTGCCCAAAACTGCCTCGACTGCCTGTACATAGGTCGCTTCTTTGTTATCCGACATATGTTTCTTGGCCTTCTCGTCGAGGACCATTGTAACGTCGCCACCGGCTGCGGCAACATTACCTTCCTCACGATCATCCAGACCAGAGACACCGAGTTGAGCAAACAACTTCTCGCTTTGTTTGCTGATCATCGACACGAGTTCGTCAACAACCTCCTCAGCAGAAAGTTTCCTTTCCTTCTTGTCTTCACCTTCCTCTCCACCTTCACTAAAGGTGACAGTCCGTTCAGACGTGGACGCAATATCGTAGAGTGCCCTGACATATGGCCGAATCGCCGGAAGGCCACAATCCTCAACCTTCTCCTCGATCCGCGCAATACGCTGCTGATCGGTCATGGTCGCAAGAGCTTTCGTCAGTTCCGCGACTGTTTCCTTCAAAGATTCCACCTCGGTGACATTGGAACCTTTAGCTTTCTCCAGTTCCTCTTCTGCCTCGGTCAATGAAGACTTAGCATCGTCGAGTTCTTCCTGAAGCTTTTCAGCGGCCTCAGCGGCCTCCTTCAGCTTCTCTTCGGATTCCTCCAACTTAGCCTTCTTCTTCTTGCCCGCTTTGAAATCATCTCGTTCAGCTTCTGCAGCCTCCTTCGCCACATTGGCCTCTTCAAGACCCTTTTCCAAGGCTTCGACCTTGTCGGTAAGTTCTTCGATTTGATCCATGTTCCATTCCTTCGGATGTATCGAATACGAATACACCCCCTCGAACCCATCTTCAGGGAGAGAGAGCACGACTGACCGTAACGGAGCCAAGCCCGAAACCGCAGGAGTCTCCGCACCAAGCAACGCTACAGCCTTCAAGACGCGACGGAACTTCTTTCCGTTACGTTCAAGATCCCAAAAAATTTCTGACGAGACGGTGTCAAACTTCCGTCCCTTGATAGCATCGAACATCGTCTTTGAGATGTCCATGAAATCGGCGACCAACTTATCTCCCTTCCTCCGGAGAGCCTTCACCCATCCAAAAGCAGGACCACCTGATTTGTCTTTGTGTCCAAGTTTGATAGGTGGACGAAAACCAACACGACTGAAAGAATAGACGATGTCGTCCAGATCCTTCCTCATGTACTTGTCATTATTCCAGGTGCCAGTCGAGAAGATCTCGACGTCATTGATTTCGAACAGTTCCGGTTCTTCCTCCTCACTCTTGTTCTTGTCTTCATCCTCATCATAGTCTTTATAGACCTTGACGATTTCAGACTCGTCGTCGTCCAAAGAAAATCGGATCTCTCTTGGTTCCGAAATGGCAGCAACCTCCATCATCGAATCAGGATCTGGTTCGATCATTTTGAAGGAACCATCCTCAAAAAACTTCTCCTCAGCAACTTCGAATTGCCAACTGTTCCCAACCTCATCAAAACCATTCTGCCAGAGACCGATGTCCTTCAGATATCTCAGAGCATCCTTCAGGCTCCAGGCATCTTTGGAAAAATCAATTGACTGAATGGAAAACAGCTTCTCGTCGTGTCGCTTGCCAACTCTGAACCGAATACCTTCATGATGATCAACGAAATATTCTCGCGCTTGACTATGCTGCTCTTCCATGAGTTCCTCACTTCCTCGGAGCTTCTTCTTCTGCTGCTTCTTCACACCAGGATATACAATGAGCGCGTTCTTACTGCCAGCAGAAATCGTTCGGAAGGACCCCTCCTCAAAATTGGAAGGGTCTCTTTGACGATATCGGAGCTTGGCTTCCGTCTCGTCAACTTTTGAAGATTTGAAATCGTGATCAGACAACCAACTCTTTGCCTTTGAACTTGTCCATATCTCATTGTCAAAAAGAACAGACTGAACCGTCGTGGAGGTTTCCCCCTTGAGACGACCAATGACAAACTGGATACCTTTGGTAGTTTCCTGGAACGACTTCATATATCACCCTACAAAACCGTTAACAATCAACAAATAAAATGCGCAGAACCACTACCTTTAAAAGACAGCGCTTCTACGCGGTTTGCGGGGAGAAATATAACGGCTTCTCTAGATGAATTATAGCAATTTTTTAGCGATAGAGAATAGAGAAGTTTGTTTTCCCTCAGAAAACCAACTCCTTCATTGGATATCTACACACCAAAAGCCCCGGATAACAATAGTTTCGAATGAACTCTTTACATTCATAGCCATACTTCTATATATATACAAATACTAACCACCAAGGCAAGGGTTCAGCTCCCACTTATTCCACGATAGAAACCTTTCACCAGACTTACAATCATGATAACCAGAACAAGTGGCCACATTATTGTGATAATAAGTACATATATCAGATCACAACTCCAGAGTGGTAAATTATGACCATTGGAAATGGGAATCACCATCTTGTTATAGAAAAACACAACAAACACCGTCAAGAAAGCAACAGCGAATAAGTGAAGCTCCAGCCAATTGATTTCCATCAGTCTCTTTCCTCAATCAAGCCCCTCACTCGTCCTTTTCTAGCTGGCCCACCAAAACTCTCTCCACTCAATTCAACTCCCTTAGCTCCATCTTGCTTGGTCAAAAACTCATCCTCTTTGACTGGGACATCTAAGGTTATGGGAACCAATAAACTACGGCAGTTGTAGTGACGCGGCGGTTTCAAAATATCCAGGTTCGGATCATCACTCCATATGATCTTACCGTCTAAATGCTGACAGACCTCAGTATTATGTACAATAATGCCAGGACCAACCAGATAGGTGTGGTCCCTTTCAATTTCCAAGTCATAACACACTTCCAATCCCCTGAAATTTCTAATAGACGTTACCACAACAGAGTCGGTCGGGGTCGGAGCAATAGAATGATCAGGCCTCTCAGAAAGTCGCTTCTGGCCACTTTTAAGTCTCTCCCCACTGTCAACCTGAAAAAGCATAAACCCTTCATCTTTGCTTCTTTCATTTTTCTCTTCTCTACTTTCCTCTTGTCCATTCGGTGCCAATATTCCCCATTCACTTCCACAACAATCTTGTTGTCTACTATAAAGTCCACAACAAACTTCCCGAGAAGTTCTTCTTGCTCGAATGGAATCCCTATTGCTTCCAATTCCTCTCTCACTGTCTTTTCCGGTCTCGTTTCCAGATCCGACCGACGATAACATTTCCGTGAACAATAAATCTTTCCCTCCAATATCTTTGTCTCGAATTGCTGTCCGCAAATTGGACAATTTTTCCAAACTCTCCGCCTCTGACATTCCTTCGAACAATGCTGTCGTTGTTTCTTCTCCAACACACTCTTTGGTGATATGAAAAACTCTCTTCCGCAGGTTCGACATACCCGAAGACGATCTCGCATTAAGACACCCTTCTGACGAGCCCGAGTTTGACATCTCCGAGAGCAATAGTGTGTCTTGTACCCTCTCCTCTTTATGTAAGACTCTCTCTTGAGAACTTCTCTCCCACAACCTGCACATTTCAATTTCACTCTGACAACCCGAATTGCCGCGTAGTAACAAATGAGACTGCAGTATTTCCCTCCCTTTATTTTCTTCGTCTTCTTGCTTTTGTGACGTAACATCACCTTCCCACAATTTTGGCAGTTCAATTGTACCAACTCTGTCGTTTGTCGACAGGTCAGCTGCTTGAACCCAGCAATAGCTTCCGGATCGAATTGTCCAGAAAGGATGCGTAATTGTCGTGCGGATTTGTGCCGACCCCTCCATCTTGATGATGCACCATCGACTTGCAAGACTGACTTTGATTGCTCTAACACGTCGTTCTCTTCCACAACCGCTGAGGACTTTATCTCCAGGTCTGACACTTCTAATTTCCTTTCTTATACCATCAGCCATTACAACAAGAGTATCACCATGAAAACAAGTCACCGCATCAATTACTGCACTGAATTCAAACCCTGTAACGAGATCTTCAGCCGCTCGTGCCTCCACCAGCCGGCCACGATTGAATGCATCAGTAGTATTGGTTCGGACGATGGTCTCTAATCGTGATGGGGAAATGACACGTCCACTACGAATGACACTGGGATCACCAACGTATGGTTCGAATGAAGTCTTCAACTTCCTCATCGTCTCACGTAATGGCTCCCCGTTCTCGATTGAATTGAGAAGAATACCTCTTGCTTCTTTCCGAAGACTATCATCAATGA